CTTATTTCTGATTCAATTTGATCCACAAAGACAACCCATTTATTAAAGGTAATATTGATTTATTTGAAACTGTGAATTTGGACTATCTTGAAAACTCAACTGTATCTCTTATTTCTGATTCAATTTGATCTTACTTTAATTTGTCTTATTATTGAAGATGTCTCAGCAGAAAGTAACTCCAGAAGAGCTAGTGACTTTGGCTAAGCAAATTCTTTCCATCTTTCAAGATGAAAAGACTTTTGTTGAAACTTTAATTGATGAGTTTGTTTATGTTGGCTTTGATGTTTTGAATTTTATGACTGCATTGAAGGCCTGTGAATCTAATTCTGATAAATTCAAAAAAGATTTAGTACGTATGATTATACTGTTTCTCTCTCGAGGTAATTCAGTTACCAACATGAAGAAAAGGATGGGGCCTGCTGGCAAAACCATTCTTGATGGCATGATCAGCACTTATGGTATTAAAGCCAAAGTTGGAGATAGCTCTGAACCCAATGTGGTCACACTGGCAAGAGTTGCTACCAGCTTTTCCCATGTGACTGCTAAGATACTGGATGGAACTAATTTAACTCTTCCTTACAACATCCAGGTAGAGTATAAAAATTGTCCTAAAAGTTTATCCTTGTCATCAATCTTCAGCCTTTTGCCTAAACCATTCCAGGTGAAAGATAAAGAAGATCTAATTAATTTAATAGGAGCTTGCTTATACTGCCAGTATAAACAATATTCAATTATAAACAGCAAAAACAGGAGCAGGCTCACTGAAGCTCTTGATATTGGTAACCATATCATAACTTATGCTGTTATAAGTTATAAATCAAATGTATTCACTGATGAGCAGAGAATGACTCATAGTAAAGATTTGAAATACTACACTGAAGGAACCAAAGGAGCTAAACCTGTCATTGCATTGGCTTGTATCAAAGACATGATGGAGGCTCTATGTGCTTTGTTCTCTCCAGATGTTGAAAACAATTTCTTTTAAATTGTTTTCATATGTTTTTATTGTTTAAGTTTTATGAATTATTCTTCTATTATTTTATCCTTATCAACTTCAAATATAATAGCTTTTGTTCTTAATCTTGTTTTAATAAGTTTTTTCTTTTTTCTTTTATTTTAATCATCAATTAATATGTATTAGTCATTGTTCAACCCTATAGTAAGTAAGGTAGGTTATAAGTGATATATATTACTAGTTTTAAGAATGGGTTGGACAATGACTAATACATATTAATT